ATCCAACTAAAAAATGTTCAATCTATGATGTCACAGGGGATGGGTATGGAAGGCGGCGGGGCATTTGAAGAATTGGAACGGTCTGTTGAAGGATTCAAACTTGCACTAAAGGACGCTGAAAAAGAGGGGCAACAACTGGGATTTAATCAATTGGTAATGGATAAGCAGTTGATCGCATCCAAAAACAAAATAGAAAAAGCTGAAAATGTACTGGGTAATACTCGGAAGAAGCTTCGCGATCCTAAACTCCAATCCGTGGGGGAGATTGACACAAATAAAGAAAATATCGCGCAGAATATTGAAGCATCCAAACAGCTTAAAATTCAAGCTGGTTATTGGGCGCACTTGAAGGACACTGGTCATGAGCTTGCCGGTATATTTGGAAAATGGGAAGAGCGCATTGCTGCATTTGTAAAAAAAGTAAAAGAGACCCCACTTCAGTTTATGCTAATGGATCTTGCATGGCTCGGTTTAGTAGCTTTGTTGGGGGCAGGCATTGAAAGGTTTAAGCGGTTGGATAAGGCAGCAGAAGAATTCCGAAAAGAAACCGGGTTTACAATCACACAGATGGCGCAAGTCCGCGAAGATGCTCAGGCTATCAATTTACAATTTGCGTATATGGGAATAGGAATTGAGCAGGCGTATAAGTCTGCTAAAGCATTGACAGACGTTTTTGGTAGAACCTCTTTACTCACAAAGGATGCAATGCAAAACGTTGCCCTTCTCTCGGTTAATTTGGGAGTTTCCGAAGAGGACAGTGCAAATGTTTTGGCTAATTTTCAAGGCTTGGGCGGCGTCACTCAGCAGGCGGCGATGAATGTTATAAAGGTTGGTGCCGGAATCTCGGAGAAGGCCGGTGTACCATTTAGCATGGTCATGAAAGACATTGCTAATGCGTCGGCGGAAACAACATTTCTCTTAGGGTCGAATCCTTCCAAGTTGATGAAGTCCGCAATTGCCGCCAGAGCACTGGGATTGGATATAAACAAGATAGCTTCCTCTCAGAAAAAGTTGCTTGATTATTCTACAAGCATCAATGATGAATTGAGCGCTAGTGCATTGTTGGGAGAAAGCATCTCTTTCCAAAAAGCCCGCCAACTCGCCTACGATGGAAAGATTGACGAAGCAGCCAAGGCCACATTAGAGACAGTCAAAGAAGCGGGTGATTGGAACGAGATGACTGTTTACCAGCGGCAGGCATTGGCTGAAGCGTCGGGTATGGATGTGAAAGACATCACGAAAGCGCTCGCAGTTGAAAAGCAGCGTAGTGATATCATGAATGGCCAAGACGAAGCCAAAAAGAAAATATTGCTAAGTCAGGAAAAAGCCTTGGATGATTTGAAAAAACAGGCCAACCTCGATGACGATGATTTGGTCAAACAAAATGAAAAAATTCTTCTTCAACAGAAAATGCAAGGATTGATGACTAAGCTCCAAAATATCAGTGAGCAGCTCGCCGCCACATTTGGAGACATATTGGAACCATTCATAACTCCCCTTACAAATTTTGTATTACCAGCGATGCAGAAAATATCCGCGTGGATAGGCTCATTGAGTAGAACGAAACAGCGTATAGTTGGTGGAGGGATCTTGACAGTCTTGCTGCTTGGTGTTGGTGGTTTGCCGATGCTTCTTAAATCACTTACATTACCATTTACCCTCGTTAAGAATCTCGCATCAACCGCCGTGTCTAAAATTCCCGGAGTTGGGGGGGTGATGGGAAAACTGTTGGGTAGTAGTGGTGATGCGGCAAAAAAGGCTAGTAAGTCTGGCGGATTTTTGAAGTCTATTGGTACATCGATAAAGGATTTTGCGAAGGAGATTGGTAAAATAAGCTGGTCGTCCATAGCCAAGGCTGCTGTAATAATGGTTGTGTTGGCTGGCGGATTGGTTGCGATGGCATTTGCATTGAAACAGTTTAAAGGAATAGATTGGAAAGAAATGGCGATGGCGGGTGTCTCGCTTGCGGGACTGATGGGGGCAGTATGGCTAATCAGTAAAATGGATACATCTACGGTCATAAAAGGTGCTATAGCAATAGCGTTAATCGGCGCGTCTCTGATCCCGTTTGCTTTTTCCATGAAGATGCTTTCTGCGGTGGATTGGAGTCAGATAGGAAAAGCGGGAATCGCATTGGCTGTACTTACTGCTGCCACTTTCGCATTGGGCGCTCTTCTCATGACGGGTGTTGGTGCCGCAGTGTTTGTGTTGGGTGTCGCGGGAATCGCAGCGCTCGGACTTGCGCTGATACCATTTGGTGTTGCGGCTATTGCCGCAGGATATGGGATGAAACTCTTGGGAGAAGGAATTAAGAGTGGAATTGACCCGCTTATAAAATTTGCCAACGTCGCACCGAAATTGGTTATCGCAACGACGGCGATAGGTGCTCTAAGTATTGCATTAGCCGCGTTTGCTGGCGCATCAGTCATTGGAAAAATTACATCATTCTTTACTGGTGATCCATTTGCCAAATTTAAAAAACTTGCTGATATGGGTGACCAACTCAAGAAAGCAGCCGATGCAATGGCGGAATTGTCGGAGGCCGGAAGTACATTTGGGGCGATGAATTCGTTCGCTGTCGCTGTTGGAAAATTGGCAGATTCCATTGGAAGATTGAATAAGCAATTGGGATCAATGAGTACGGAGAATCTCAACGTGTTGTCAGCATTGTCAGTTGGGGCGGGAACAACGGCCACTTCACCCACCTCATCGCCAACGATGGCTGTGGCAAAATCTGATAACACGGGAGTCGAGTCCCGGCTTGATAAATTAATTGGTTTGTTAGAAAATGGAGCAATTGGGATTAATATGGACGGGAAGAAACTATCGAGTGCGATGTCAAGTATATCCGCGTAACTATTTATACATATGGCAACCATCAGTCCAGTCTCTTCAAATCCAGTAGCTCCAATCCAACGATTGCCAGCATCGGATCGACTGGCTAATTTCGCCGCGAACTCAAATGCAATTTATACAGAATTCTCGCCATATGGTGATTCTAATGACAGCAATCAACCGTACATTTATACTTTTATTAGTGATTCGGAATCATCCAAGGATTTGACTCAAGCTGATACTCGTGACTTTCCGTTTGGGTCTACGGTTCGTGACGTTGAGAGAATGGGGAACTATCTCTCAAGCGGCAGAGGAATGCTGTTTTTGAGCAAGCAGTCCACTCTACAAGGAATGAATGCGTTCAATGAAACGCGGGTATATAATCCATTGGGTGTCGTCGAGGCTGCTGCCAGACTAGGATCGGACGCCGAGGGAGCATATCCAATTCGTCACCTTGATACTGGTGGTGGATTAATAAATATGTTGTTAAGTGCGGTCGGCATGCAATCACAGGGAGCAGAACAGCCAACAATCCAAGGAACGGCTACGGGCGGGGTGTCTGATTATGCTGGTGATGCAGGTAGTGCTAAATACGGACTAATCAGATTCGAAACAGGACAATCAGCGATTTCAAGATTTTCATCACTGTGGCTTGGAAATGGTCCATCATCGGGTGGAGGATTTTTGGACAGTCTTGCATCAACTCTCGTCAATAAGTTGGCAACATCAATTCTGGGCACAAATCCATTGGGAGCTTCGATAGACAACCCAAATGGAACCTCGTGGGAATATCGGCCAGAATATCCTGCTGGGGGTATAGGTGCATATTATCAATTCATGTCAGACGGAGCGGGGTTTTTCACCACGACCGCAACCGTTCCGCCCGTGATGTATAATGATGGATACTCGGGGCCAACATCGACGGCTGCTGCGACTGCCACATTCCCTGTGTCGTATTATCACAAATACACGCCGAAAGTTCCATATGCTTCTCCGATGCTTAATAATCCGGGGCAGAAAACATACGAGGGAACCCCAGATACAACAATTGAATCGTTGGCAAAAATCTTGGGCACACAAACGAACGCTCTGATACCAGAAACGCCTGCACAGTATTTAAGATCGGCGGAGCGGTATAGCACAGTTACCGATTCCAATTTTCCAAAAAGTTCAGCGGGTGTCGGAACTAGCATTGGGAAGACGACATATCAACCATATCAGAAAATTCCATCCACTCAAAATCAACTTGCTAAGTTTTATCTCGGACTATCTCAGCAACCGGGAGCGTATGTTTTAGAAAGTGATCGCGGGTTTGCCAATTCGTCAGGATCAGCGAATGGTGGAACGGACACGTATAATTCTCTTTCTAGTGGGTCGGTAACAGGGCCACGTCCAACAAAAAATGTTGCATCTGCATTGACCGCTCAATATGATTCAAGTCAATCTAAAGATGTTATTTTCTTTTATTTCTATGACTTAATCAATCAAGTTTATATCCCATTCAGGGCAACGGTATCTGGTATTTCGGACCAAAACACGGCAGACTGGGAAGAAGTTGCATACATGGGCAGGGCCGACAAGTTGTATGTCTACAAAGGATTCACGCGAGACATGAATATTGCTTTTACCGTATACGCCAATAGTATCAATGAGTTGGTTCCGATGTGGAGTCGGATAAATTATTTGGTGGGATTGACGAGGCCGAGCAAATACACGGCACTCCCGACACCAATAAATAATAATGTGAAAGCAAGCACAGGCATACAAAGTCAATTCATATACCCGCCAATGGTCACTCTTCGTCTGGGAGATATGTTTAACGATCAACCATGTGTAATCAGCAACGTCACTGTGAATATTCCTGATGATACGCCGTGGGAAACACTGCGGGCCGATGATCAATACACATATTTGTTTGGGCCGAATGGGTCTAACATATCGTCAATAATTGTGAATGGAGTTCAGTCTCGTCAACTGCCTTTGAAGGTGGACTTGTCTGTTTCTATGAAACTTATGGAGAAGGGGCAATCGATGACATCTGCTGATCACTACGGACATAATATGCCACTGTAACTTATGAACAGATACCCAATAAACAGTTCAACGGTGTTCAATCGCTACGATGGAAAACAGGTTTTTTACACGACCCATTATCCAAAGATTCCTCAAAGTGTGAATGACATATACATTGTTGCGAATGAGACCGATTTTTTGGATAGCCTAGCGTATAAATTTTATAAGGATGTCACGCTTTGGTGGGTCATTGCGCAGGCCAACGGCATTCGAGGGACACTCAAAGCACCCACGGGATCGCAAATAAGGATACCACAAAACATCGCCTCCATAGTAGCAAACTTTTCAGCCGCTAATACATAACTGTTATAAATCATGGCACCGCCAGCAAACAACATATTTCCTTGGGGATTACATCCACTCGACGACTGGATCAACGCGGAATTGAAAAATCGAGCGCAGGAGTATGATATGAACCCGACCAGTGTGGGTCAGGGAAATGGAATATATAGTGGTCCTAAGACTGCGTGGGTGCGGGTATTTTCCAACGGAATTTCTACGTTCGCTCCCAATTTGCAGGGATTTGTAATGGGCGGCACGGTTGGATTCGATGATAGTTATGGTTTCAACGTTGACGGGACAGTAACTATTGGAGTTGATGCAATTGGTCAGCCGCACACGTTAGTATCTTCGGAGCGTGCATTGGGAGACGGTACACGCTCGCATCTGTCCGACTTTCCGCATCGCCCACCACCAAGTGTTATTTCTGTTGAGTCTGAATTTTCCGGCGGGCAGAACAGCAATTTCACTGCATTGTGTCGGAAGACAAAAATTTCTTGGACGTGCTATTCTCTTTCTCAATTGGAGTATTTGGCTCAATACTTTTTTGTGCCGAGGATGTCGGTATTGGTCGAGTGGGGATGGAACAATTACGATCCAAGTTCATTGGTTGATTTACAAAATGTGGGCACGCTGTTTGAGATCTTCCGTGGGACGCAGGCGGAAACTACGGCTAGAGTGCAACGATCCAACGGGAATTATGATCTGGCAATGGGGTTCATAACCGATTATAACTTCAGCATGAATGAAGTTGGAGGATATGATTGCACCACAACAATAACGAACGCTAACTATTTGGTTGCTGGGAGGTCATATGTGGGTGGCAGCACGGAAGGAAAAGATCCGAACAAAACAGGTGGAGCAATTCAATTGAAGGATTTTGTGGAGTTCATAACGGATGATGTGCATAACTTAGTTAGTACAGGCAACGTAAGTCCCCAATCTACACCAGCCTCAAGCACAATTTCCCAAACACCACCATCCGTGCCAGCTACACTGAACACGGCTGGAAGGGTGTTCACAATAAATAATCAAAATTCAAGTGGAAATGATTCTGCAAATAGCACGACAGAAACTTGGCTGAGAATGGATTTGGTTTCGGACATATTAAACAAATTTTTCACATTAAGCTTTGTCGATCCTCAATATGCGGACACAGGAACAAATGCAATGTATTTGGATGTAAAGAATATTGTGGTTTGTGGACACCCCGGACTGAAATCCACGTCAAAGGATATCCTTATTCCCAATAAATATGCTCCGCGATTCGTATCAATTGAATCTGGATCGCAACATTCGGAAATAGGTCCAAATCGATTGGAAACATTGCAAGTGCAGGGAAGTGCGACATCTTCTCCACAATCTCCCACGGGACCATACACAGCGTTATTTCCAGATGTCATAAATTTCATGAAAGACCACGGCTTCGATGAATCATATGACGATTTGCAATCTATTATAAATCCATCGGGAAACTCGTTTCCTCAGTATTCTGCATACATTCCGCCAAACGATACTCCCGGTTCTGCTGATGCTGGGTATTGGGGAATGTTGGAGGATATTTTTGTGTCGGTGTCGTTTCTTAAGGACTTGACGGAAAAAAATGAAACAGTGCTGAAATTTGTGGAAGAGTTGTTAGCACACATTTCCGAGGCCATGTGCAATATATCCCAATTAAAGCTTGTACCCGACGTAAATGGAAATCAAAGTTATTCTGTAGTCGATACAAATTTTTCTGCCATCACGACATCCCAACACGCCAGAAAACTGCATCGCATATCATTGGGATCTGTTAATTCGGCGTATGTGCGTTCGGTCAGTTTTGATGTGAAGCTTAGTGGGGAAATGTCCAACCAAATGGTCATGCAGAGTGCCAGTGGGCAAAGCACTGATAAACTTCCAGCAAACAGTGGTGCCGCAACCGTAGATCCAAAGACGATGCTAAGAAGTAGATTTTCTAAGGGAGATCGAATGTTTGAAATGGGAATATTAAAAAATGTGGAAACGTCGAATGAATCCCCTGACAGTGACAAATCTGAGTTTACTCGGCTTTTTACAAAAGACACGGAGTGTAACTTTTTTACATATACCAAAACCGTGGGGAAGGTACCGACCGTGTATATTTTGTGTGAATCGGAGCCATATTTCCTCAAAAGCATATTGATTAATTTGAAGAACGCAAAAGCAATTTATACCAACCACGCGATTATGCCGGGAACCAATATTGAATTGGAATTCTTGGGAATTGCCGGAATAACGTTCTTGTCCCAATTTACACTTGACCATGTGCCTAGTTCATATGCATACGACCAAGCTGTGTGGCAGGTATCAGACGTGAAGCAAAAAATTGAAAACAAAATGTGGACTACAACGGTTGTTGCCCAAGCTCGTCCGCTAACTTCATTACAATGATTTATAATGAAAACATAGTATCTGAATATGGAGACGTTTCCGGGCTCGATATCGGAACGGCACCAATACCATATAAGCCAACTCCCACGTCGCAGGATTACTCAAATGGATCTATTACCCGCGTATTTGCAAAAAAACTCAACTCGAACGCAGTAATAGAGATTCAGAATCAGCAAGTTCAAAATATTAGTACTTCGCTATATGCCACAGTTTCCCTTAGTTGGGCAATTTCAGGCCCAAAGAACAACACATATTCGGGGAAAATAATCACCAATTTTGGAGTCGTAGAACTGAATACCTCTGAAATAAATCGGGTCAAAGTAGAAAATGGGGTAGATTTGTCATTGGCATTGCCGAATCTCTTGGAGTATTGGCGAGGCAACTAATATTTGTTGACAAATTGGCCAGCAAGGTGCAGCCTGTTCGCGTGCAAATTGTAGAAAGTCAAGTTGATTTAGACATGCTGGTGTCCAATATAATGACGGACGATGTATTGATAGATGTTGTTTGTGTGGATGCCGAGAAACATTGCATGAATAATACCGTTAGTTTGCTGTTTTTCTATTTTGTGGCGTCTGAAGCGTGTGCCTGTTTGCCGATTAATCATCAGGAGGCTGTGGCAATTGTCGGAGGAACCGAGAAACTCAATAACGCACTTCAGGCAACCAAGCGCAGAAAATTTGTGTGGAACAAAAAGAATGTGGTTCAATTATTTAGGGGCGACCACGGGCTTGTGGACATCACCGTTTTAAAGTTTTTGAACGACGGAGAAATTGATGCCGCCGAATACACCACCAACGCCCATAATTTTGTTAATCAAAACTTCAGAAATGTTCCCGATACGAACGGGTGCGTGCCATTGTACAAACACGCCCGCGTATTTTTGGAAAAGGTTGAGTATTTTAAGAAAATTAAGTTGGACGGCATCGATGATCCGGGGTTTCGGTTTGTAAATGACACCATGACGTGCTGCTTTGCCAAATTGGAGTCAAATGGATTGTGTGTAAACAATGACTTTGTAGATCATTTTGGCGACAACCAAGCAAAGCATATCAAGGGCAATCTCGTGTTTTCCCAGTACAATTTTCTTACCAGCACAGGGAGACCAAGCAATCGGTTTGCGGGCGTCAATTATGCAGCATTAAAAAAAGAGGATCAAAGCAGAAGTTGTTTTGTGACGCGGTATGGAAGCGATGGTATGCTGGTATTGATGGATTATAACGCTTTCCATCCTCGTTTGATTGCTCATTTGGCAAACTTCCATATGCCTGCAAGTGAGAATCCTTATGCGTACCTTGCCAAGTATTTTTTTGACAAGAAAGAGGTCGATGAAGAGGATATTGCGGTTTCTAAGGCATATACCTTCCCGCAGATATATGGTGGGATAGACAAGAAATGGCTGCACGTGCCTTATCTGGCCAAAGCTCAAGAATATATTGATCATCGGTGGAAGTTCTATACCGAGAACGGGTATGTGGAAACGCCGAAATATAAAAGAAAAATACGGCCTTGCCACATTCAAGAGGCCAACCCAAGCAAGCTGTTTAATTATATATTGCAGGCATACGAGACAGAGATGGCAGTGGACGTGCTGAGTGACCTGTTGATCCAATTGGATGGTAAAAAAACCATGCCCGTCTTGTATACGTATGACAGTATTCTCTTTGATGCCCACAAGGAAGACGGAATAGATACTATAAAAAAGATCAAGAAGATCATGGAGCGTGACAATCTCCCGGTGAAGGTATATGTCGGAAAATCGTACAAAGACATGAAGGTTGTGTCTCTGTCGTAATATTTATATATACCACGAAACAATCGTGGTGCATATTACTATTTATAGAGACATATGGACACGGAACAATTTATTTTGGGCATTATCTCGGAAGCAGCGCTAGATTCCAGAATACCGGATGGCATAGTAGATTTAAAGAACGTCGAGCACGTTCAAGTTATTGCAGAGGTGATGTACGATTCGGGAATCAATGAGCAGACCATAAATGAGTTTGTTCAACGATTCGTCGATGAGGGTAAATATCCAGAACGTCAGGCTTACAATAAGGAAGGATGGCTTGTTACTTTCCCATCAAAAGAATATCGCGATGCCGCCCTCAAGAAACATACGCATTTCGTTACCGATCCGACACACGGTAAAGGGGGGATGAATTTGTATTACAAGAGGAAAGGTAAGCAGCGCAGGCAGACGCAGCAAGACCCGAGCGTTACCGAGCCAGAAGAAGTTCCAACAAATGCTCCACAGCAACCCGTGGCAGGACAGGTTCCGGCAGCAGATGCGCAAGGGGATTCACAGCAACCGGAAACACCCGCGAAAAATGATTCTGGCAACAGCAACCCCGCACCGGGAAAGACAACACCGGATGCCACAGACGGCACTGGCGAGCCAACAGAATCGCCGCCAACAAATTCATCGAGCGCATTACCACCATCCGGGCCGTCGGGTGGAACATCCCCGGCAGGAAAGGCTCCTGCACCAGAAGCGCCAGCTACTCCGCCCACAACTGCGCCCGAGCCCGCGCCAGAACCGCAGCCGATCACCCCACAGTACGTTGCAATCTCAACACAATTTGCTACTCAAAAAGGGTGGAAACCTACACCGTATGGGGAGTGGAGAGACGATAGGGGAAACTCAATGGCAGTGTTAGGACTTTCTGGTGAAGTTGTTCCGATCAATAACGTGCATCGTGATGAGTTGAAGATTTACGCCGAAAAAAACCGAACGTGACATGCAACCCATGGTTACACAATTGCTGTGCACGTTTTCTAAGCACGAAACGTACTTGACCGAAATAGAATCTGTTTGCAGCTATTACAATCTCGTTGACAAGAAGGTTTATGTTTTGCAAAGCGGTGCCGACCCAACGGACATTTTTCTTACGTACAACGCGGAAAAATCGAACGGACAATTCTATCCTCACACAGTTTCGGTTCACCGTAAGAAAGAATTCAATACAATCTATTCCATCAACGCATTGAACGAGTTGATCAAAGAAAACAATGGTGGCGTTTTGGTGCGAACATATCAGATTGATTGGGACCACTATAGGAACTGTTTCATCACGACTCGCGAGGGAAAAGTCAAAATAACCCCGACAAAATTGCTGAGAATTTTCAGAATAAAATAACGATTTTTCTAATCGTTTTTCAGAGCGTGCTGCTATTTATTCTTGAGCGATTTAATGCTCACAATTAACAAATGACCAGTGATGATTTATCAGTTAAAATAGTGTGCGGAATATATGGCTTGAAATGTAAAACGACAGGGAAGTGGTATGTCGGCCAAAGTCTTAATATTTTTGATAGGTGGGAAAAAGCCTATAAATATAAAAATTGTAAGGGTCAGCGAAAAATTTATCGTGCATTGCTTAAATATGGGTATGATGATTTTGATAAAATAATCTTAGAAGAGTGTAATCCAATTGATTGGATATTGGATTATCGAGAAATGTATTGGATGCGCGAGTATGACTCCATAAAAACTGGATATAATATTCGTGAGGGTGGCAGTCACGGAAAATTTTCTGATGAAACAAAGATGAAAATGTCTGCCGCAAAAGCAGGAAAACCGGGCCATCCTTGGACGGACGAAATGCGGCACAAGATAAGAGTTGCTCGCGAAGCGCGGTCGTCTGAGATTGGTGCTAACATATCTGCGGCAAAAAAGGGGAGAAAATTAGGCCCAATGTCGGAGGCACACCGGAGCAAGATAGCCGAATCACATAAAAACATTTCTGCTGAGTGGAGAGCAAAAATATCGGCGGCATTAACCGGAAAAAAGAGAGCGCCATTCTCAGCGCAACATAAACTTAATTTAGGAGCATCAATAAAACAAGGTTGGGCGCGCAGAAACGTGTTATTACAACTTGACAATAAACCATTTCTAGACCAATCTATTCAATCATTAGCTGATACTCAGTTAATCAATAGTAAGTAAACAATAAACAATAAATCAAAAGGAAACCGCATGTCGCTCGATCTCGCAAAAATTAAGAATCGTCTTGAGGCACTCAAGAATTCATCAACAAAGTCCACCGCACTGTGGAAACCACAACCGGGAAAACAAGTCGTTCGCATTGTCCCGTACTCGCATCAACCAGACAATCCGTTTATTGAATTGCTTTTCCATTACAATTTGAACAACAAGACTTATTTGAGTCCTGCGTCGTTCAATCGCCCCGATCCTATCGTTGAGTTTGCCAACAAACTCAAGAAAAGCGGGGACAAGGAAGATTGGAAGCAAGGTCGCTCGTTGGAGCCGAAGCTTCGCACATATGTTCCCGTTCTTGTACGCGGCCTCAACTCCGAGGGCGTTAAGTTTTGGGGAATGGGCAAGCAAGTTTATCAGGAAATACTTGCACTTATTGCTGATCCCGATTACGGCGACATCACTGACTTGAAGACTGGCCGTGACATTACGGTGGAATTCAAGACAGCAGAAGAGACCGGAAAGGATTTTCCTGAGACCTCGATCCGCGTCAAACCGAATCCAAGTCTCGCATTCGATATCACTGATACCGAATTGAAGGAAAAGGTCAAGCACCAGAAGAATATCATTGAGCTATTCCCTGAGTTGACATATGACGAGCTTGCTGCCGTGATGGACGCATACTTGAATGGGCCAGCAGAAGGAGCCGAGCCAACTCCAACCACGGAGGAAGTTCCTGTTGCTCCCGACGCCGCTGCACCAGTTGCAGCCGCACCCGCCCTAGAGAGCGCGACCGCAAAGGCTGCTGTGAAATCAACAGCCTCGACGCAAGAAATTGCTGACGAGTTTGCATCCTTGTTTGATAACAAGGTGTAATCTTCCAAATTAAACCATTAGAATGGGTGTATCGCTGGTACACGATGGTACACCCATTTTAACAACCAACTATATTATGGACAAAGAAAAAAAGAAAGAGCGCGAGGAAAAGCCAAACATGGCAGGTCGTGACGAGCTTGCGGACGCGCTGGCAGAAGCACTTAATAAAGACAACAAGGTTGCATTTTTTCTGGATGCAGACGATGACAATCCTTCTCAAATCATAGACTGGGTATCTACTGGCAATGACCTTCTTGACGTGGGCATTGCAAATCGTCCACATGCGGGAGTTCCTGTTGGGCGTATCACCGAGCTTACTGGGCTCGAATCATCCGGCAAGAGCTTGCTCGCGGCACACATTCTGGCGGAGACGCAGAAAAAAGGCGGAATGGCGGTTTTCATTGACACGGAATATGCTGCTTCGCGGGAATTTTTGAAAGCAATTGGAGTCAATTTGACTAAGATGCTTCATATACAAAATTGGGATACCGTGGAGGATATCTTCGATGGTATTGAACAGATCATTGCCAAGGTTCGTAATGCAAAAGAAAACAAGGATCGTCTATTGACAATCGTTGTTGATAGCATTGCTGCGGCTTCAACCAAGACTGAGATGGCGCACGACCATAGCATAGCTGGATACAACACGAGCAAGGCAATTCTTATCAGTGCAGCCATGAGGAAACTCAAGGGACTGATTGCTACACAGCGGATATGTTTGGTTTTTACGAACCAACTACGAGCGAAGGTTGGCTTTGTTGGTCTTGGTGATCCATGGACAACTGGTGGGGGTAAGGCACTGGCTTTTTATTCATCACTGCGTGTACGTTTGAAGGCCATCGGGCAAATTAAAAACGCCAACAAGGAAGTCATTGGTATGAAAACCAAATGTACGATTATCAAGAACCGTATGGGTCCACCCATGCGTGCTGTCGAGTTCAATATTTTCTTTGATCGTGGCATCGACAACTATGGAAATTGGCTGGAAAAGCTGATGGATTGGGATATTGTTGTCAAGCAGCCCGCGAAGAAGGAAAAGTCCGACAAACCCGAAAAACCTGAAAAGAAAAAAACGAAGAAGGAAATCGCTGACGAGAAAGAAGAAGATAAGAAGAAAGCAAAATTCTTGCAATTCGTTATGACCGTTGAAGGCAAAGAGCCCGAGACAGTTGTATTTGAAAAGAAAGACTTGCCTAAACTTCTACAGGATCGTCCTGATTGCAAGGAGTATTTGTATAACAAAGTGTGTGAAGAGTACATTATGAAGTATAAGGCTCCGAATACGGAAATGGCAGACGATATCGAAATTTCCGAAGAGGGCGAGGGGATGGACGATTGATTTCATGGAAAATGAAACAAAGAAGAAATTCACTTCCATCTTTTCTCAGATAAAGGCGGAACATGCGGTTCTTGGGGTTAATACCAAGAACCGCCGCGATGATGATATTCTTCTGGTAGACGGGACAAACAATTTCATCAGGACGTGGATCGCCACGCCGACATTAAACGATAATGGGGAACATATTGGTGGAATAAGTGGATTTTTGAGTACACTCGGATACTCCATTAAGCTGCTTCATCCGACCAGAGTAATCATTGTGTTCGACGGGAAAGGCGGAAGCGAGCGCAGAAAAAAAATATTTCCGGGGTACAAGAACAAGCGTGCCATGCCAACGAGGGTAAATCGCGCATATGAGGACATGAGCGATCCGGCGACAGAGCACGAGGCGATGATACAACAAATGATGAAATTGGTCGATTTCCTGAGAAACCTGCCAGTGAGCGTCATTTCTATTGATTATATCGAGGCAGACGATGCCATTGCATATATTGCTACACAAATGTATCACACGTCGCGCATGACAATAATGAGCGCAGACAAGGATTATTTGCAACTAGTAAATGACAGGATTCAAATATGGAGTCCGATAAAGAAGAAAATTTATGGTGTGCAGGATATCGTCAATGAGTACGGAATCCATCCAACAAATTTTGTGTATTACAGAATACTTGCTGGCGATGACAGTGATTGCATAGATGGTGTCGGAGGAATACAGTTAAAAACTGCGCTAAAGATTTTTCCGTTTCTTACAGAGGCGAAAGAAACATCGGTGTCAGAACTGATAGAGTCCGCGAAGAATCGCATGAATGAGAGCAAGAAGTTTTCCACCGTTGTGGAGCAGGAGGCGATTGTAAAAAGAAACTACGAATTGATGCAACTTAAGATCCCGAGTTTTTCTCCGTCATTGCAAATGCAGATAAACGCGGCGGCAGAGCACGTGTATGAATACAATAAGTTTTTGTTCGTTCAAAAACTGACCGCAAACGGAATGCACTCTGCTATTCCAAATTTTCATGTGTGGCTCCAAGAAGTTTTTCAACCGTTATCTGTGTTGGCAAAATCAATATGAAAAATCATACTCTAAATAAAAAGAAATTTTTTAAGTTGCTTGTAACAGCACGCCCCAATGGTGTATTCAGTTGGGGATTGCTTATTCTGTGCTTCGTCCTAAATTGGAAATTGGGGATTGCATTTGTTATGTTTATGTATTCTACCGTCGCCGCTGCTTTATTTTTCCTTGATCAATTTAAAAATGAAGTGTGGGAGAAAAAAAACAACCTCGACGACTTTATTATCAGTTGACTAACAACAGACCGGGACGTAATATACGAGAACATTTATGGCACCGATAATCATAGACAATCTTCACAAGTACGGAAAGGAATTCGAAGTTAAAGTTATTGCCGGGATTATGTCGAGTAAGTCGTTTTTGGAACGTGTAGTTGATATAATCGAGCCTGACGCATTTGAAAATCCGGCCCACCAATGGTTAGTTAAGGAAATAATTTTGGGATTCAACGAATACAAAGCCATCCCAACAGGATTTCAACTTGGTATGAGGATTGGTACTCTTCCCGAAGGGGAACTCAAGGACGCGGTGAAAGCAGAACTTAGAGAGGTTGGAAAAAAAATCAGTGAAACAGACCTTCAGTTTGTACGCGACCAGTTTCTTGAATTTTGTAAAAATCAAAAACTGAAGCACGCAATTTATGATTCAGTTGATCTTCTCAAGGTAGGGGAATATGACAAAATCAAGAGCATGGTTGACGGGGCCATGAAAGCTGGTATGGAGAGAAATATTGGTCATGATTATCATGCCGATATTGCTATCCGCATGGGTGAAATGTGTCGTAATCCCATATCTACCGGATGGGAGGTTATTGACAGCTTGACAGACGGCGGGCTCGGGCCGGGAGAATTGGGTGTTGTTGTGGCTCCTGCGGGCATTGGGAAATCGTGGTTGTTATGCTCGCTAGGGTCGAAGGCGATGAGTGCCGGAAAAAATGTTGCACATTTTACTCTTGAACTAAACGAAAATTACGTGGGTCTTAGGTATGATTGTTGTTTTACAGGGATTGATTTTCAACAAATCAAACATAAGCAATCCGTCGTCGAACAAAAGCTTAAAACGATAGGTGGGAAGCTGTATGTAAAATATTTCCCGTTGAAGACGGTGAGTGCACAGTCGCTTAAATTTCATACCGAGAGGATTCAGTCTTTGAAGGGTATTAAGATTGATGAGATGATAGTGGATTACGCGGATATTTTGCGTCCGATTGAGAAAGAAAGAAATAGCAACAGTTACTCCGAGATGGGAAATATTTATGAGGAGCTTCGGCAAGTTGCGGGGGAATTGCAGATCCCGATTTGGACGGCAAGCCAAACGAATCGCACAGGAATTTTAGAAGAGATTGTGCAGGCTCATAATATTTCCGACAGCTATCGCAAGATTATGACGGGCGATTTTGTACTTAGTGTTTCCCGAAATTTGCAGGACAAGGAGAATAGAACAGCACGTTGTCATGTAATTAAGAATCGATTTGGACCTGACGGCATAACATTGTACTCAACAATGGATACCAACAACGGGCACATCGAATTGTTCGAGGTTAAGTCGAAGCGTGCGTTGGAAATTCAGGCCATGATGGAAGGGGACAGCAACGCGGTAAAGAATATGTTGAAGGGAAAATGGAATCGTGCTCGCGAACTTGAACATGGTGAAAACACCAATTTGTGAGAAAATTTTCTTAAATATTTTTCGATGATTCTTTTTTTTTAATTAGTACTTATGAATCTGCGATGAACTAAAATTCTTGCACCAAATTTATAAAAATACAAGCATGACGGCAAAAATCTCACCCACACAAGATAAACCCATTGATTTTCTGGAAGAAATTTCCAATTTCACCTTTGCGAGTAAATATGCTCGCTATGACGAGAAAGAAAAACGAAGGGAAACGTGGGATGAGGCTGTTGCGCGGTTAGAAAAAATGCATTTGAAGAGGTTCAATTGGCTTCCCAAAGAGGATTTGGCTGAGATTCGGTGGGCGTTTGATCGTGTTCGTGAAAAACTCGTAGCACCATCAATGCGGTCATTGCAGTTTGGCGGCAAAGCAATTGAGGCCCACGAAGCAAGAATTTTCAACTGTTTACGAAAAGATACTAAATTTATAACAACAGTTGGGGTAAAAACATTTCAAGACTTCTGCGATGGCGACAACGTGACAGTTTTAACACATAAAGGAAATTGGAAATCGGCAGTGGTAAAACGTTATGGTGAGGATAAATTATATCCGATTGTGGTGTCTAGAGCAAGCAATTATCAAACGATATATGCAACGAAAAATCACAGATGGCTATTAAAAGATGGCACAGTAACAACTTCTCTCGCCGTTGGTGATATAATTCGCGGTGCAGCGGACATTTTTTCTACATTTGATTATGATACTGCGCCACCCGATGAAAAATTGTATTGGGCATACGGATTGGTCTTTGGGGATGGAACATTGGTCAAATCAGGAGGAAATCAGTATTCTATGATTAGATTGTGCGGCCATGACAAACAATACCAACACAGATTTGAAGAATTGGGATTCTCTACAAGCAGTCCGCTTTCGTGTAAAGGAGATTTTATAGCATTCACGGGAGCTTATCTGAAAACGCCCCCTGACCCGACAAAAGACGCCCCCCGCTTAATCAGGGCATTTGTCAGAGGATATTGTGATGCGGACGCGGCAAAAAATAAGAATTTATCAAGAGATAAAGCTAACAAAAATTTGTTCACCTGTATTCAGGCAAGCGATCTATTGCACATAGAATTTATCAGAGAATGCTTTCCTGTTGCCGGGATCTATATCGTATCAGAGGAAGACCTAACAGGGCAAGAAACTAATTTTGGTGTTCGGCCATATACCATTCGATTCCGAATCACTAATTCCCCAAGCAATTTGGAAAATTCAAATGTTCCGTTTCGGGTAGAATCTATAGGAGACTATATCATCGAAGATACGTGGTGTTTAGAGGTAGAAGATGATCAATCCTTTACGTTGGCAACCGGACTAGTTACAGGAAACTGTGCGACGAGACACATTGACTCGATTCGGGCATTTGCCGAGTCGTTTTATCTTTTATTGTGCGGGTGCGGGCTTGGTATTGGGCTGTCCAATCGTTTTCTCGGGAGGCTTCCCGATCTCGTAGACGCGGACGACAAGACAGGCATTGTTGTTGTTTATGCCATCACAGATTCCATTGAAGGATGGGCAGACTCGGTTGAGGCGTTGCTCATGAGTTATTTTAAAAATACAGCATACACGGGGCGTAAAATCGTTTTTGATTACTCTAAGATTCGCAAGAAAGGATCGGCATTGAAAACTGGCGGTGGGAAAGCGCCGGGATACAAGGGGTTGAAGCAGGCTCACCAGAATATCAAAAAGCTCTTGGATTACATCATCGAAGAGTGTGGTCAGCATAGAATGAAGACTATCGACGCATATGATATATTGATGCATTGCGCAGACGCCGTGTTAAGTGGTGGCATTCGTAGGTCTGCTACATCTGTTGTATTCGAATTGTCTGACGAAGACATGATGAACGCCAAGACATATTTTAAAGTGGACAAAATTCGTAGATTTTCTAAAGATGAGGAAACGGGAAACTACTATGGACAAGTCATTATCAAAAAGCGGGTGTACGACGTTGACATCAGTGAATTTGAATATAAGGAATTAAAGGAGCAAGGAAAAATCGGCTGGTGGAAGATCGAACCGCAACGCCGTCGTAGCAATAATAGCGTGTTGCTTTTGCGCGACAAGGTGACAGAGGAAGAATTTCATGCCATTGTTGAGAAAACAAAACAATTTGGCGAGCCCGGATTCGTTTTCGCAAACCACGTCTCTCAGCTTTTCAATCCGTGTTTCGAGATTGGTTTCATTCCAGTAACCAAAGACGGAGTGTGCGGCGTTCAGTTTTGCAATCTTACCACACAGAACGGTGGAAAGATAGACACCGAGGAAAAATTCCGTGATGCGACAAAGGCGGCAACCATTATCGGTACATTGCAAGCTGCATACACGCGTTTTCCATACCTTTCTAATGCGGCACGACAATTGACTGAGGAAGAAGCACTGTTGGGGCTGTCAATAACGGGTACCATGGATAATCCAAAAATTCTCCTTGATCCAGTACTTCAGCAAAAAATGGCCAAATATGCCATTGAAGAAAATAAGCGGTGGGCCGAAAAAATTGGGATAAATCAAGCTGCGCGAATCACGTGTGTAAAGCCAGAGGGAACCTCATCTTTGGTCTTAAAAACTGCATCCGGCATCCATCCACATCACGCTCGCAGATATTTTAGGCGCATTCAGTGCAATAGGCTGGACAATGTTTATCGATTCGCAAAAAAGATCAACCCCCACGCCACAGAAGAAAGTATACATTCTGCCACCAAGACGGACGATGTTATCACGTTTCCTCTCACCGTGCCGGATACATCTTTGATTAAAGCTGATCTGGATGCGCTCAAACATCTTGACATGATTTTGTCTACACAAAAGAACTGGGTGCTACCGGGAACCACCGAGGCGAACAAAAAACCAATTGAACACAATGTCAGTTGTACCGTACTGGTCAAAGATGACGAATGGAAATCCGTAATGGATTTTCTTTATAGTAATCGTCAATTTTTTGCCGCAGTATCGTTGTTGCCGGTAATGGGTGACAAAATATACAAGCAGGCTCCGTTGGAAGCTGTGTCTACCCCCGAAGATGAGGAAAAGTGGAAAAAACTAGTAGAAGGGTGGAAGCACATCGACTTCACAGAATTTTTAGAGGATGATGATGAGACTCAGCTTACGGCGGAATCTGCCTGCTCGGGTGGTGCATGCGAGATAAAATAGTATTATAATTAGTGGTAAACGTGGTGTGCCACAGCGTTTATTTCTTGGACGGCACTATTTATATAACAACATATATACAAATTTATGAATCGAGAACTTCTTAAGCGGGCCATCAAAAAGATTGTGTTACAGGAAATCACCATCAACGCCAATAGTGTGGGAACAACCGACGTGATGCCTGCCGACGAAAAGGAACTCGCGGCTCTGGGAAAAGCGGTCAAGGATGCGAATGTCGAAAAGCGTGCAGGATCGAGCAAGATCACGGCGAGTGGTCCCAAGCATCAAGTCGCATTGGCAAAGCTCGCGGAAGACAAGTACGACGTGGTATCGGTCACCAATGGAAGTGACCGCCGTACCGCAAAAAATTTGAGTATGAAAGAGGTTGAAGAATTCATCAAGAAGCACGCAAAAGACACAGAGGTTTCTTACGTTGATGCTGCGCGTGCGAAATCAATAAATGGTGGGAAAGAGGTCAAGAAAGAAGATGAGAAGAAAGAAATTGCTGGTGGCAACAAGGTGTCAGATACGGATGAAATGGAAGATACCAAGGAAGACACGCAATTGAAAATAGCTGATGACACCACAACAAAAGCTGATGAAAAAGTTAATAAGGAATTGGCACCCGTTGACGATGACACCGCCGCGCCGCTGGGCGGAGAGTTAGTTGATAAAATTGAAAAGATCGTCGATAGAGTTTTAAAGAATAAGACCAAGGCAGACTCTAAGACGGCGTATCTAAAGACAGATACATCGAAAGAGAGCCCCGATAAACTTTCTGTGAAGGTTAAGGAAACTCCCGCATTAAAGGGAACCGAAAAACCAATTGGAAAACCATCACCTAAGAAAAACAAATAACAAGGATACATTATGACGGCAGCACAATTGAAAGCAGCAGCATTGGCAGAAATCGCAAAGATTAAGAACGACGCAGTGGCAGAATATCTCAAACTGAAGGTCGAACATTTTTCGTTGACGGTGGTTAGTGTTGTCGGTGGAGTCGGCCTCGTGGTCGGATTCATCGTTGCCAAGCTTTTCTAGTACCAACGACTTAGCAAGTGTCTGCACATTGTTATTGACAAATTGGATATAATTTGTCACCGTGGTTATATGTAGATGAAAAACGCACGCAATCGAGCACAGCAACATATATGCAGCTATGGGCCACATGGTCGGCCAGTTGACTCTAAATCTTCGCAAGTGGGTTCGATCCCCACTAGCTGCGCCAATTTATCAGAAAATGTTTACTATGCGTATTTATTGAGGCGTCCCACGGGAAAGCCTTTTTATGCCGGAAAAGGAAAAGGGAATCGGTGCTATGAACATCTAAAACCATGGCACTTAAAGGGCGATGAAAATGAAATCAAGGTGCGTATTATTGAGAAAATTCGCAGAGAAGGTAAAGAACCTGTTGTAGAAATATTGCAAGAAGGGTTAAGTGAGTGCGATGCTTTTGCAATCGAAGCAGCGCAAATTAAATTGTATGGAAGAATACAAAATGGAGGGTTGCTGGCGAACATGACAGATGGTGGGGAGGGTCAGTCTGGATTTCATCATAGTGAAGAAACCAAAAGAAAAATATCAGAAAAGACACGTGGAAAAAATAATCCATTTTATGGAAAAAAGCATGACGCAAAAACTTTGAAGAAAATAGGTGACACAAACAGGGGAAAGGTTTTAGATGAATCGTGGAGAAATAAGCTTAGTATCGCCACAAGAGGGAGACCTATGAGTGCTGACCACAAAATCAAGATTAGTCTATCTCTTATTGGAAAAAAGAAAACGGCGGAGCATTTAAAAAGAATAGGAGATGCCCAACGAGGAAAAATTATTTCAATAGAGCAGATAGAAAAAATCAAAGAGACATTAAAAAAGAGAAAATTATTGGGTCTTCCGGTTGGAAGACCGAAGAAAGAAATATGACAAATATGGAAAATGAATAGATAGAAGATAAAACGTTGAGATTGTATGCAATATTACGCACAGACCTCAACATGAGCGTGGGAAAGAGTTGTTCGCAGGCGGGCCACGCATACATTGGGGCATTTTTACAAGCCCCGCCATAGATACAAAAAGAATATCAGGGTGAAGACGGCATAGGCACGAAGGTTTGCCTTGAATGCCCAAATTTAGGTGCCCTAATTAGGTGTCACCAACAGGCTCAAGAATTGGGCCTGCCCACGGCGTACATCGTCGATACGGGAAACAACGGATTCAACGGAGTACCTACTGCTACCGCATTGGGTATTGGTCCCGTTACGAAGGCGCAAGCGCCGTTTCTCAAGAAGTTTCAGTTACACAAGTAATAACAAAAAGGATACATCATATGAACTCGTTAATAAACAGGAATAAGAAAACAACAACTTTTGAAGAGTTGTTTATACAACTGGCGATGAACCAAGTTTCAAAGCTACCTTTCACCACGAAGGAGGAATATCTTGCATGGGTGGATCAGTGGAAGTCGGACTTTAAACTTGTAATGACACAATATAAGTTTGACACGTGGGAATACAAAAAGAACGGTTGCATCAGACCGGAAAAGATTGCGTATTACCAGAAGAAGCTTGATTCGCTCCCGAAGTTCACCGTGGAAGATATAAATCGCTATGGAACTCTCGTCAAGCAATTCTTGGCTGCATATAATCCACCATGTTATAGTTCCTTCTCCCTCTATCTTGTGTGGCATATGCTCATTGTCCGCAAGGCTGGAAAGTTGAAGTCCCATGCGCAATACGTGCTGCGAAAGCAAAAAGAACTGGTTCCTGCATAACGCAGAAATTTAAATCAAATACACTGGCCTCGTGAGATTTCACGAGGCTTTTTGTTGGTATATACCATAGTTATTTTGAAACATATCATGCCTATGCAATCGCACAAAATACACCGCTATGGATGGAGAAAAGACAGGACGGACGGCAGAGACAAAGTGATGACCTTTGGGGCGCCTAATTTGTTAGGTGTACCTACGCGGAGTGATTTGCGAGAAAACTGTTCTCCGGTGGAGGACCAATCAACGCTAGGTTCTTGCACGGCCAACGCAACCGTTGGAGACTTGGAATATTTGGAGATTAAAGATGGCGTGCGTCCCATGACAACCAATTTTGAATACTTTAGCCGACTGTTTGTGTATTATAATACCCGCGATCTGGAAGGTAGGGCGACGGAAGACTGTGGCGGCACATTGCGGGACGCCATTAAATCGGCGGCATCGTTCGGTGCTTGCAACGAGACAAAGTGGGTGTATGATGTAAATAAATTCACCATCAAACCATCCGACGAGTGCTATGCAGATGGGGCCACGCACAAGATTACGGAATATCACAGGCTCGACTCATTTCCAGATATGATCAAATGTCTGGCTGACGGCTACCCATTTGTGTTTGGATTTATGGTTTATGACGAATTTGAAAGCGTATCGGTGGCCACGACGGGGGTGTTAAACCTTCCAGCAGCGACGGAGCAATTTCAAGGTGGCCACGCTGTGTGTGGTGTGGGATATGACATGGACAAGAAAATTATAATTGTCAGAAATAGTTGGGGCAAAGAGTGGGGCATGGACGGTTATTTTACAATGCCGTTCGATTACATCAAGAATCCCGATTTAGCACAGGATTTTTGGACAATTCGCAGGTAATAAAAAAATTAGTGAAACGATAAAAAGTGCTTGACTTTTTATATCCGATCCCCATTGTTGGCGATGTACCAACAAAAACCATCATGATTATCTCTGAAACAGTCTCCTCACCAATCGTTACCAACATTCCCTCTGCGCCGAGCCGATTTAAGATCAAAGCCAGCGCAAAGGCGTTCAAAATCCTGAGTGGATTTTATTCCGAGCCGATTCTGGCAATCCCGAGGGAGCTTGGCGCAAATGCTTGGGACAGCCATGTTAAGAAAGGCAACACGGATCGGATGTTTGAAGTCCACGCTCCCAACTCGATGGAACCGTGGTTTAGCATTCGTGATTTTGGTACGGGCCTGTCTGCCGAAGATATCGATACAATTTACACGACTTATTTCGAGAGCACTAAAACGGGCGAGAATGACAGTGATGGTTGTATGGGGCTTGGGAGCAAGACGCCCTTCAATTACACGGACAATTTTAACGTAACCTCGTGGTATAACGGTAGGAAGCATGTGTATAGCTGTTTCATTGACGAAACGGGAAGCCCGAACATTGTCCATATCGCAACCGAAGACTCGGCAGACCACAGCGGGTTGGAAGTCAAGTTTGGTGTCAAATTGTCTGATATCAGCATGTGGGTGGACAAGATCACTCGCGCATTTGAGCCATTTCGTTTCCGGCCAGTGATTAAGGGGGCCAGCATCATTTATCCCGAGCGGGAATATCTCTACAAGGGAAAGAATTGGGCACTTCGCAAGTCTGCTAACACCTATTCTCATGGGTGCAATGCTTTTATGGGTAATTACTGCTACCCTATATCTTCGAATGCTCTGCGAACGGCGATATACAAACTCGGTCCTGTGAATTCTAATTTGGTCGAATCGGCCCTTAATAATGGCTCATTCGATTTCTTTTTCAATATCGGTGATCTTGAGGTTGCACCAAACAAGGAACAGCTTCAATATGAGGATGATAACAGCACTACGCGGGCCATAATTCATGCCGCCATTGACGCCACTAAGGAATTGAAGTCCATGGTGATGAACTCGGTCGAGATTCCTACCACTCTGTGGGAAGCAATGGAATTGGAGGATAAATACAACAGCTATGGCAGTGTTTATTACAGCCTTCGAAACATCATCGGAAACATCCCGATTAAGTTTAATAACAAAGAGGTCAATTCGAGCCGCATCAATGTTACGACAGTGCATGCTGACGCAAAACTTCTCAGTGTTAACACTTCCCTTCCACTGTTTCAGTTGTACGCGATAGATTCTCCGACGGGAAAACTTCGTCGTAGCAGCACTTATTATGCTCACAAGGACCGCAAGGTGTTGTTTTTCTACACCAACGGGGGCAGAATCAAGATAGCTCGTTTTCGTCATTTTATCAAGAGTCTTTCTGCCACAAATTTTCCGATCTGTTATGTCATCACCGATTTGTCTCCGGGTGCTGCGACGTTTTTTGCCCACAAGAAACACTTCGGATGGGCCGACAGCATCGTAATGGAAATCGAGGCACTCCCGAAACCGCCAGTTGTTCCTCGCGCAAAGAGGACGGCGAGCACCGACGAGATTTGGTATGCGGAGATTCCCGCCACCATATCGGCAACATCGTACAATAATTCCGCACACTACCGTTGGAGTAGGCGAGCCGAGACTATCGATTCGACAAAGACGTATTATTACGTCGATTACTTTTATAACGAGGCAATGTGGGGCGACAAGAAGATCAAACACCAACTGGACAATATTCTCAGGGAATTTGTGAGCTACAAATTGAATGAGGGCCAGACGGTCGTGTATGGCATCAACAAGAAGAATCAGAATCTTCTCAAGGTTGGCAAGTGGGTGAACATTGTTGCCGAGGTCAAGAAGGTGGTTATTAAAAACAAGGAGAAGTACGAAGAGGCGTATCACTTAGAGAACTACTACACTCAGATACACGAGCATTCTTCGTTGTACAAAATTTTCTTCAATTACAAAGGGCTTATCTCAAATTTTGAGAACAAAGAGACGAAGGAATTGTTTCAGTCGTTTATGGCGGTGTATAATAAGGCTGGTAAGGCTGAGTCGTTGGAAGATTTTTATAGTCTCTTTGGGATCACGGCAAAGAAGCATACCGACGATCCAATCGACCTCGATGCGTTGAAGAACGTCCTTAACAAGAAGTACATGGGTATTTTTGACGCATTCGAAGAATATTGCTATGATAATACCAAGGTTCGCACCCTCGCCAATATCATCAATTTTATCGACAAAAACAGCTAAAATATGTTTGACATTTGATAAACTCCACATAATATAATCAACAATCAACAAGTAAAACTATATGAGCAATACCAATACTAACGTTCCCTACACCATCAAAACGAATGGTTCCATTACACTCTACCTCAATGGCGAGTGCATGACTGTTGCAACCGATCACCCGAATTATAACAAAGTCATCGACGCCCTCAAGACGGGTGAGACCGATGGCCTCGAAACTCTTATCAACGTGGCAAAGGCTGTCGTGCAATACGCCAGCGGCCAGATTAGGGTTGAAAATGGTGTTGTGTTCTATGGTTCATTTGAACTTCACAATACTCTCACCAATCGCATTCTTCGGATGATGAATGAGGGATTCAAGTTTGATCACATGATCAAATTCCTTGAGAACCTTCTTCAAAATCCCTCGAATCGTGCGGTCAACGAAACGTATACATTCCTTGAGAACTACGGCCTTCCGATCACCGACGATGGCTGCTTCCTTGCGTACAAGGCTGTCCGCAACGATTACAAGGATATCTACAGTGGCACCATCGACAATAGTATTGGTGCTACGCCGAGCATGCCTCGCAACATGGTTGACGAGGTTTATGAGCGTGACTGCTCCACAGGGTTGCACGTTGGCGCGTTGGACTATGTTGTGCAATATGGCCATTTCGTCAAGGGAGCGGTCGTCTCTGAGGGTGGCAACAGGTTGCTTCTCGTCAAAGTGAATCCCAAGGATGTTGTTAGCGTTCCTCTTTATGCGGGGCATCCCAAGATGCGGGTCAGCCAGTACACCGTGGTTTCAGAAATCAAGGATGTCGTGAAGGAATTGGACAAGGTTGTTTACACAGCCAAGGCCGAGACACTTGCGCCCGATTTCGAGAAACCCGCCGATTCTTATCCCGAGGACGACGACGAGCCGGATGCGGACGATCCCGATGGCGAGGATGAGGATACGGACCAGTCAGAGTACGACGAGGGGTACACCGCAGGCGTGACAGATAAAAACGATGGCACGGTTTGGGGGTACGGTCTTCCATCAGAGGCGAGCGACGAGTTTAAGGCCGGATATGCAGACGGTTACTTGGACGCCTAAGATCACAAGCATTATAACGTTCAACATAATATAAAATATATGGCAAATAAAATAAATAAGTCAGGAAAGAAACCGACAGCAAAGATTGAGTGGCCTACCACGCATTTCACGATTGACGATATCCAGAAAAAGTATCCCGATGTCGTGAACATCACGCTTCGGTTTCGCGTCAACAAAGCGGTTGATGAAACAAAGGAACTCGTTGTCATTGGAAAAATCAAACCAGCAATCGGTCGCCCGAAGCTAGTGTTTGCCAAGGCAAACCCGAGTGCTGAGTTGCTTGCCAACGCCACCGCCGCTGGTGTACTTCCCCCAACCGAGGGAGGAAACACTGCTGTGACCGTGGCCGAGGTAAAGGTTGAGAAGAAACAGCCCAAAGCTGTTGTTCCCGCAACCGCACCCAAGGAAACGGTGGACACCGCCGCGACACCAGTTGCCGCTGCACAGCCGGGACCAACGGAATAAGCATGGAGTTTTGTATTGTTGGTTTTTAGTGTACTAATCAACCGCCGAGGAATTAATCTCGGCGGTTGACTATTTATACACATGAAACAGAAGCCGCTCCATTTAAAGAAAATTGATTCAAAGGAAACCGTCTTTTATTGGTTTAATTTAGAGGAATCAACATATGCCCTGTACGATTCGGATATGGGCGAGCCGATTTCGTATGGAAGCTTAAATCTCGTGGTTGGTACGATCCGCGCAATAAACAAGGAAGTGACCGAATTTAAGCGCAGGCCATGTGTATTGTGGTATTTTGAACGTGATGGCACGCAAGGGTGGAGAAAGAAAACACCGCCTGTGTTATTCAACTGGAACCCATCGGCGGAAGATAAACGAAAACAATCAGAACCGGATAAAAATAAAGCATGATCAGCGCATTCCTAACCATGATAAGAGGTTGGCCAATACTGGCCCAATTTTTCTTTGTTATTATAATAGCATCGCTTGGCACTTTGGTGGTGCTGGCGTTGATTGAGGCAATCAGGGAGTTTGTAAATCAAACCTTGCCAACTCTATTCCGGGGATATCCACCATCGGAAAATGAGGAACAAACTGATGAGGAAACCTCTGTGAAATGATAATTATGTGGTGTAATGAGTATAATTTACACTACCAATATTCCACCGGACGGGAATCCCGAGGGACTTGTCGATGCACCGCAGGGTGCACTCTTTTATAAGAATAATAACTTTTATAAGCTCAACACATCGGGGTCGGTGTGCAATGCGTGGGAAAGCGTTCAATTTCAACCAAGTAGTGTTTCGAGTTATTATCTAACACAGACAGACACGCAGTTGTTGAGCTATTACACCGGATCGTACCTGTATGTCAAAAATACGATTGCTGGCACGCCATATGGATGGACTCTTTTGAGCAATGCACCGTTGTTTATTCCTGCGCCGACTCCGACTCCGACTTTTGGATTACTGGATTGACATCCGTATAAATTCTGTTTCAAATACCGGCATGCAATCTAAGTTAGCAGTTATGGTAGGAATAAGTGGCTCTGGAAAGAGCACGTTCGCACACGGCCTTAAAACTTCACTTAATGCAGAATTGGTGGAGACCGACGCAATTCGTGTAGAATTGACAGGAACGGCTGACGATCAGACGCAAAACGGTCGAGTGTTTCAGGTTGCAAAAAAGCGGGTAAATGATTATTTGGCCCAAGGAAAGAATGCAATCATTGACGCTACCAGTTTAAATCCCAAGGAGCGCAAGGACTGGATTAATATTGGTAAAGCCAACAACGCCGAGGTCATCGCGTATTTTATTAATGTTTCGCCAGAAGTTGCAAAACAGAGGAACAACTCTCGATTAAGGAAAGTGCCTGACTGGGTTATCGATAGGCAAGTATCAAAGCTTATTGTGCCAACAAAGTCTGAGGGGTTCGACAAGACTGTAACGATAAAGTCTTGACGGGCGGTGTATCTCTGTTATGATGTAGGTGTATGTATCAAGCTGTCTATTATGATCGTAAAGCCGCGAAGGTTCATCTCATTGATGATGCAAACGGGTACGTCTGCGTAAAATATCAACAATATGCGTACAGGAAGAAACCCGGAGGAAAGTATAAATCGATCTATGGTCAGGCGCTTGAGAAGGTAGAAAAATACAGATACGGTGACCCATCGCTTTTGGAATCGGATGTTCCTGTAGAGACAAAATTTTTAATTGATGCATACGGAGACAGCGACGATGCGAGTGACAATCATAGAATGGCCGTGCTGGATAT